GCCGAACGCTGCCACAACGCATGCCCATGCCTCGGGGCCGCTGACATCAAAAATATCTTTCTGGGTAAGCGGCAGCTCTGGCTTGTCCGCTTCTGGCACTGGTGCTGGTGTTGGAGATGTTACGGTGGCCTGTTGTGACTTGCTGGCGGCAAACTGTGCCAGCGACATAAACGCCCGTCCCTTTGCCTCTAATTCCGTACGTCCGATGTAGCTGAAACGCTCACCGCGCCATGACTTATCAAAGACGACGATTGCACCAGCGAAAAACGCACTGGTTGGCACCTGCTTATCGTCAGCAGGGATAAACCAGTTAGGCAGATCAAAGCCAACCCGGCCTCGAATAAAGACGACATGGTCAGCATCTTCTGGCCACCATGCTTCACTCGGTGCAGCTTTAATCAGGAACACGTAACGGCCACCCTTTTCACGCTGGGCTGCCGCATAATTCATGATGTGCGACATGCCGGTGATCGCCTGCTTCTCGTGGTACTGCGACCGGCTGTATGGCGGGTTACCGTACCCGGCGCCGCCGAGTTCCTGCAGGCGTGCTGACCAGTCCTGCGTTAATGCGTTATCTTCCGCTGTGTACCAGGCTGGGCACTTCGAGTTATCGTCATCAGCAAACAGATCGAGAACTAACGGGCCGAACATGGCATTGATACCCCAAAACAGCAGGTCCGGAGTACGCCACTGATCGCCAACTTCCTTCAATTTGTGCGCGCTTTTGCTGCGCATTTCTGCCAGAGCCTGGCAGTAAGCATTCGTCATCATGAACGGAACCCCGTGTTCTCTGGCAGTGAATAATCAACTTTCTGGAAGCTTGCGCGGTTAGCTGGGCTGGTGGCCCATTTTCCGTTTACGCGTTCTGGACGCCCGGCAGCGGACCAGTTCGTCGCGCTCTGAAGATAGCCCGGAAAGTTTTTCGGGATAAACAAGGTCGCCGGGCGGAGATACTGCGCTTGATCGGTCTCGCGCCAGTCAGCAGTTTTGTAGTCCACCACTAGGCACAGATCCTCAACGGAGAAATTTTCGCGCAGACGGGCCCGGATGTTTTCCAGTGAGGAGCTGCAAACCTGGTAGCGTGAACCGGTGGTCTGGTTCAGGTGAGCCAAAACAATCTTGGCCTGGTCAGTGACCACAACTTCCGGGTCGGGTTGCTCAGCAACCTGACAAGGGGTTTTAGTAGTTACTTGTGGTTCTGGTTTTGATTTTACTGACGGATCCCCGCCAGATTCTGACGGGTCAAAACCGCCGTTATTGCCGGATTTCGACGGGTCAGATTTTGAGGCGTCAAATTTTGATGCGTCAGATTTTGACGTGTCAGATTCTGGCAGTTGAGAAAATGCCGCCGTTCGCAGTTTTGCTACATTCAGGCGGTACACGTTCGAAGCATTGCGGTTGCCATTACGGCGCTGAGTGCGGGTAAGCCAGCCCTCTTTTTCAAGCTTCGCGATTGCCGTTCTGATGGTGCTCGGACCGGCACCAAGCTGGCGAGCGATAGTCTCAATCGACGGCCAGCACACGCCCTCGTCGCTGCTGAAATCTGCCAGGCGCGCCATAATTGCCACACTCGACAGCTTCATGCCCGACGCCGCGCATCCATCCCATACATAGCCGGTTAATTTAGTGCTCATGATCGTCCCTTATTTCTCTGAACTTTTGGCGAAACAGTTCGAGTGGACTGAAGCACTCGTGCGGGTAGCCGTCACGCAAGTAGATAACGCGTTGTGTTTCTGGCTCCCATCGGATAACCCGGACTGGTATGCCGCGGTGGTCCCGGTACCGCCGGTTAAGTTCGCGCATAAGCGTTTTGCCATCCGGTAGTAGACCCCCACAATTGAGACCGCCCGGCTGTGGTTACACGGCACCCAGCGGTTTGATACTCTGCGTTCATACCGAAACAACGGAGCGCCCGGCACCGGGATCATCCTGAGTTGCGGTAAACGGTTAAAAGCCGTTAAACTGGTCATGCGGATTATTTCTCCATACACGAAGAGTTGTTCGCCAAGGCGCCCGGAGCTGCACACTCGCGGGCGTCACTCTTTTCTGCGACACAGAAAACTCGATAAAGCAGCGTGACGTGCTCTTGGAACTTAGCGATCACCTGATAGCTGTTCTCTTCAATCTGGGCGCGTTCTTCTGCGTCAATTACCCCATCTGCAGTGGCTTTACGTACAAAGTTAGAATGGCGGCCGATCCACTCAATGGACTCCATCAGGCGCTGGTTGAGGTCGGCGTTATCCACTTCATCAACGTCAGCTAACGGCACGAATACGCCCTGAGAATGACGCGCAACTGCATCAGCGATATGGTTTGAGC